GGACAAAAAATCTCAATCCCCCTAGGGCTATCAAGTGGAAACCAAATTTATTCTTAATTTTTTTTAAAAATTTTTAGTGGAACTTTAAAAAAGTTCCCCTAAAACCCCTCAAAGCTTATAAGGAATCCCAAGGGATTCTCCTATTATCTCCAAAAAATTTTCTAGATACACCCTAGGCGTGTGCCATGGGGGGTATATCCTATTCTATATACCCAGTCACCAGAAAATCCCTGAAGTTGATGTAAACCATACCTTGGGGCCATATTTTAGGGCTAAATATTCCGACAATATTCCTAGGAATACCCTATATACCCTATATGTGATTTGTACAAATATCCATAGTATAGATGTAAAGGCCCCCCAGGGGGTTCCCATGTAATATTATACACCCCCTTGTCAATTTTGTCAAGCATAAAATAAAAAAATTTAAAATAATTAAAAAAAACTATTGACAAAATTAGAATATATGGTTATAATATAAAAATAAACCAAATATAAATCAAAGGGACACATACGCATCAAGTAAACTTACAAACAAGGTTATCACTGATTTATATTAACGGGAATATACCTAGGTATTCCCACTAAAACTATGAAATTTGAAGGAAACATACCAAGTTATTTAAGAACAGGAGCTGGTTCATTCGCAGTTAGCGATAAAAAACTAGCAAATGTTAAGAAAACAGAGAATTTATTTGAAAAGGTTAAATTTGGAATCAAAGATATGGTTCCAATGCAACCTATTTCTATGCCTACACCCAGAGAAGACTACGTAGATACAAATTTATTTAGACAAATACAACTAAATATGGAACAGAAGCCACAATTAATGGCTTTTGAAAATAGAAAACCAGTAGAACAGGAACAATCAATGCAAGTTCCTACAATGGGCAAGGATGAACAAGATACACAAGACCAAACAGATATCTTTATCGGCTAAAAATTTACCGTTTAAAGAAATCATGGAGCTAATAAATGCAAACCACGGATTCTACTATAGTCAAAACTCAAAAAAGAAACTTAACCGATATGCAGGAAAAGTTTCTAGACGTATTATTCGGAGAAGCAAAGGGAAATCCAAAACATGCAGCAGAGCTAGCAGGATACTCAGCTCATAGCTACCCAAAAGTAGTTCGTAATTTAAAAAAAGAAATTTTAGAGTTAGCGGAAAACCACCTATCTACACATTCCGCTAAAGCAGCCACACGTCTTACAGACCTACTAGACGAAGACGGGACCACACCACACTCTAACATTCGTCTAGCGGCTGCCACACAAATTTTAGACAGAGTAGGTTTAGGTAAAAAAGAACAATTAGATATAAATATGAAAGCTATGCATGGAATATTTATATTACCAGCAAAAGATGGAACAAATAAAGATCAAAAGAAGAGCTAGAACAATTCCATTTGGATATAAACAAGCTCAAGATCCTAATTACCTAGAACCAATTAGAGAAGAATTAGATGCTCTTAGACAAGCTAAAGAATATTCAAAGACTTGCTCACTAAGAGAAACTGCCCAATGGCTACATAGAAAAACAGGAAGATACATATCACATGTCGGACTTAAAAAAAGATTTGAACGAAATAGCACCACCCAAACCGAAGAGAATAGTTCAACAGAAAGCCAAGAAGTCAGTCAAACAGATTCTAGCTCGCAGTCGTAAGAAAGTTGCAAAGGCAGAACAATCTTTACGTTCAGCCAAACGTTCCGCAGAAAATGTTAAAAATAAACTGTTAACTATTAACAAAGCATTAAACGGAAAAGATACTCAACTAATTACGGAAGATGTAATCGAAGATGCTCCACAAAAAGTCCAAGAGCATGTAAATGAGCAGAACGTTGTGTTTAAACCAAATAGTGGTCCACAAACACAATTCCTTGCAGCTTCAGAAAGAGAAGTATTTTATGGAGGAGCAAGAGGCGGTGGTAAATCATATGCGATGCTAGTTGATCCGCTTCGTTATTGCTCTAGGACTCATCACAGAGCACTTCTAATTAGGAGGACAATGCCTGAGTTGAGAGATTTAATCACTCACTCTCAACGTCTATATAGCAGAGCATTTCCAGGAGCAAAATGGAGAGAACAAGAAAAAGAGTGGCGATTCCCATCAGGGGCAAAGATAGAATTCGGATACGCAGAGAACATGACAGACGTTTTGCGATACCAAGGTCAATCTTACACATGGATAGGAATAGACGAACTTCCACAATATCCTTCGCCAGATATATATAATTTTTTAAGATCATCATTAAGATCAGTTGATCCAGAGATACCAGTATTCATGAGAGCTACAGGTAATCCAGGTAATGTCGGATCAGGTTGGGTACGAGAAATGTTTGTTGATCCAAGTGAACCAAACAAATGTTTTACAATAAATATAAATACACCTGTAGGAAATAAAAGTATTACAAGAAGATTTATTCCTGCAAAGTTACAAGATAACCCATACTTGATGCAGACAGATGATTACTATGCAATGCTTGCATCATTACCTGAAATTCAACGAAGACAATTTTTAGATGGAGATTGGGATGCATTTGATAATTCAGCATTTCCAGAATTTAAGAAAACAACTCACGTGGTCGAACCTTTTGAAATACCTAAAGGATGGTATAAGTTTCGTGCTGCTGATTGGGGTTATTCTTCTCCTGCTTGTGTTCTATGGTTCGCTGTGGATTATGATAATAATCTGTGGATTTATAGAGAACTCTATACTTCCAAAGTTACGGCAGATATTTTTGCACAAAAAGTTTTACAATTAGAAAAAGGTGAATACATTGGTTATGGAATACTAGATTCTAGTACATGGGCTAAAAGAGGTGATGTAGGTCCTAGTATTGCTGAAACTATGATTAAAGTTGGATGTCGTTGGAGACAATCAGATAGATCACCTAAAAGTAGAATTAATGGAAAGCTAGAAGTACATAAACGTTTAGCTATAAAAGATAAAGATCCAGGTATTAGAGTTCTTTCTAATTGTAGAAACTTAATAAGAACTTTAGGATCATTACCAATTGATAATAATAATCCAGAAGATGTTGACACTAAAGCAGAAGATCATGCATATGATGCATTACGTTATGGTTGTATGAGTAGACCTATGCATCCTGGACATTTAAATAGATTAAAAGAACAAACAGAAGAATATTTACCCTCAGATAATAAATTTGGATATTAATGCCACTAAATAAAAAAGGTAAAAAAATTAAAAAATCTATGGTAAAACAATACGGCAAGAAAAAAGGTGAAGCCGTATTTTATGCTATGGAAAATTCTGGAAAGTTAAAGGGTGTCAAGAAAAATAAAAATACCAGAAAGAAATAAAAAAAATTTTCCCTATGCTTTATGTTTAGTATATTGGGAGGATATTGTTGGTGAAACAAATTGGGCCGATATTGTTGATATTAAAAAAGCTAGAACAGCTGTATGCTGTAGTGTAGGTTGGTTAGTTAAAGAAGATTCTAAATCTACAATAGTTATGGCTGATTATAGTTTTGAAGATAATGGTGAAATAAAACAAGGTGGTGGTTATACTACAATACCAACTAAAAATATACTAAAGATTAAAAAAATACAAATATAACAGGAGAACACGATGGAAGCTAAATTTGATCCAAAAGCTAAAGTTAAACAAGGTCAGTTAAGTGATGCACCTGAAGGCAAGCAGCCTAACAGGGAACATACTAATATTGACTTTTCTAAACATACTCACAGAAAACAAGAACCATTTGAGTACGACCAAACTGTACAAAGCAAACCTGGTTCAGAGCATGTTCAAGATTCATTGTTTAAAATGGCTGATGAAAAAGATTATTAATGAGTCTTGGACCCACGAGTAATTTTATACCTGTCATATATGCAGGCACTAAAAAGAAAACTAAAAAAATTAAAAAGAAAAAAACAAAAAGGAGAAAACCCAAATGATGAAAAGATACATGCACGGAGAACTCGCACCTGATGTAGCAAAAAAACCAAATGAACCAATGGCAATAGATCCTAATTCTAAAATAAAACAAGGAGCTACAAGTGGTGATGGTAATGACGCTAAAGGTAAGTCTAAATCAAAAGTAGATCCAGCAATCTTTAGAATGGCTGAAGAAAGAGATTACTAATTTAAATGTACGAAGAAGATAAAAAATCTACTGACCAAGTCAGTGATTCTTCTCCTATAGTTGGACATATAAGAGAAAAATTTCAACAATCAGAAACATCAAGAATATATGATGAGAAAAGATGGTTGAAAGCTTATCGTAACTATAGAGGAATCTACGGACCTGAAATGGCTTTTAGAGCCAATGAAAAATCTAGAGTCTTTGTTAAAATAACTAAGACTAAGGTTCTAGCTGCGTTTGGTCAAATTATAGAAGTTTTATTTTCTGGTGGTAAATTTCCTTTAGGTATTCATCCAACACCTGTTCCTGAAGAAATTGCAGAGTATGCACATTTAAAACAAAAACAACCACAGCAGCAGCAACCACAACAACCTATAGATCCATATGGATTTAAAGGTGATGGTAGAGAAATACCTCCTGGTGCAACTGCAGATATGTTAATGCAAAACCTATCACAAGAATATAGAAATGTAGGTTTTGATGAAGGTCCAGCAAATGCAGGAGAACCACAAATAGAACCTGCAGAAATTGCAGCAAAAAATTTAGAAAAATTAATTCACGATCAACTAGAAGAATCTAGTGCTATCACAACTTTACGACATGTATTTTTTGAACAATGTTTATTAGGAACTGGAGTATTAAAAGGTCCGTTTACTTTTGATAAATCATATCATGCTTTTGAAGAAACAGAAGAAGGTGATTCAATACATATTAAAAAAATTAAATCAGTTCCAAAGATAGAAGCTGTATCATGTTGGGATTTATATCCAGATCCAAATGCAACAAATATAAATGATTGTGATTATGTAATTCAAAGACATTCATTAAATAGACAACAGTTTTCTGATTTAAGAAAGATGCCATTCTTTGATGAAGAAATGATTGATATGTGTTTAGAAGAAGGACCTAATTATCAGGTAAGAGGTTATGAATCTTCTTTATACAACAGAGAAACTGTAGAAACTATTTATAAAAATAGATTTGAAGTTTTAGAATACTGGGGCATTTTAAATAATGAAATGGCTAAAATGTGTGGTATTGAATCTGATAAAAGTGTTATACAAGTTAATGCTTGGATTTGTGGTAATAAAGTTTTAAGAATGGTAGAAAATCCATTTACACCAACTAGATTGCCTTTTATGGTTGTACCATATGAATTAAATCCATATCAATTTTTTGGTGTAGGTGTTCCAGAAAATATGGAAGACTCACAACAAATTATGAATGGTCATGCTAGAATGGCTATAGATAATTTGGCATTATCAGGTAATTTAGTTTTTGATGTTGATGAAACATTATTAGCACCTGGTCAAGATATGAAAATTTTTCCTGGTAAAATATTTAGAAGACAAAGTGGTCAACCAGGAACTGCTATTAATACAGTAAAGTTTCCTAATAGTACACAAGAAAACATGATGATGTTTGATAGATTTAGACAGTTAGCTGATGAAGCAACTGGTATTCCATCATATTCACATGGTACAACTGGAGTTCAATCTACAACTAGAACAGCTTCAGGTATGTCAATGCTAATGGGAGCAGCAGCATTAAGTATTAAAACAGTTATTAAGAATATTGATGACTATTTATTAAAGCCCCTAGGAGATAACTTCTACTATTGGAATATGCAATTTAATGCAGATATGCCACACATTAAGGGTGATCTTGAAATTAAAGCAAGAGGAACATCATCATTAATGCAGAAAGAAGTTAGATCACAAAGACTCATGACATTTATGCAAACTGCAGCTAATCCAGCATTAGCACCTTTTGTAAGATGGCATACATGTTTAAGAGAAATAGCAAAAGCATTAGATATAGATCCTGATCAATTAATTAATGATCCAGAAAAAGCTGCTATCTATGCACAAATAATGGGAATGGCAAATGGAAATCAAAACAATACTACCGCTACTGGAGGACAAGGTCAAATGGAATCAACTGGACCAATACCTACAGGAGCTTCGGCAACAGATCCAACTGGAAATGGAGGTGGCAACATCGGAACAGGCGATATACCGATGCCAGGGGAAACTGGCTTTAGTG